GATATTTATATGAAATGATTATTAATTTAAATTAGGAGCAAACTAATGGCAGAAAAAATTGTTTCGCCTGGCGTGTTTACCAATGAGATTGACCAGTCAGCATTGCCAGCAGCAATTGCTAGTATTGGTGCAGCAGTCATTGGCCCAACACAGCGAGGCCCTGCAAATATTCCGACAACAGTAACTAGTTATTCTGAGTTTTTACAAACGTTCGGTGGAGTATTTACTTCCGGTTCACAACGTTTTGAAAATACTTACAAATATTTAACTAACTATTCTGCGCAAGAATATCTTAAATATGCCGATACATTGACAGTAGTACGTGTAATGGCAGGAACTTATGCTTATGCATTTAGCAATGTAATAAGTGTTAACAGTGGTAGTGACGGGACAACGTTTGCGCCATCATTCCGATTAACTACGTTATCAGCAGGGGCCCAAGAAAATTCTGGACAAGAACGTTCTGCTGCTAGTGGTAGCGGATTTACATCAGATGTAACAACCGGAGGTCTTCTCCGTTCTGGGTCAGAACAAAATCTTCGTTGGGAAGTTTCGGATGTAAGTAATACCAAAGGTACATTTACATTGTTGATTCGTCGTGGTGATGATATTACTAATCGTAAAATTATTTTAGAACAATACAATAATTTAACGTTAGATCCAAATTCTCCTAATTATATTGCAAAACGTATAGGTGATATAGCATATACATTAAAAGATTCAGGTACATCTCAACCATATTTCCAAATCTCTGGTTCATATGCTAACAAATCTAAATACGTACGTGTAACAGTATATAAAAATACAGTTAATTGGTTTGATCAAAACGGAACGCGACGCAGTTCTGACTTTACTGGTAGTTTACCTCAAGCTGTATCTGGAACATTTGCAAATGGTAGTGATGGATCTGTAACACATCCAAAACAATTCTATGAAAATATATTTGCTGGGGGCGGAAATCAACAACAAGGTTTTGACTTATCGAATTCAACATATCGCGAGCCATATTTAGCTGCTATCAATTTGTTAAAGAATCAAGATGATTACGACTTCAACTTGTTAACATTACCTGGACTAGTAGATAATAACACAAATGCTAGCGGAATAATAGATGCAGCCCAACAAATGATTGAATCGCGCGGCGATGCATTCTTAGTTGTAGACCCATATGCATATGGCGGTACAATATCAACAGTAGTAACTGAAGCTGATACACGTAATAGTAATTACGTCGCAATGTATTGGCCGTGGGTATTAATTCCAGATCGTGACTTAGGTAAAAATGTTTGGGTTCCTGCAAGTGTCGTTGTGCCGAGCGTATATGCATTTAATGACCGAGTAGCCGCTCCATGGTTTGCACCAGCTGGCCTTAACAGAGGCGGAATTGAAATTGCTGTACGTACTGAACGTAAACTTAATCAAAGCAATCGTGATACATTGTATGATGCAAATGTCAACCCAATTGCTAGTTTCCCTAATCAAGGAGTAGTAGTTTACGGACAAAAGACAATGCAGAAAAAATCATCGGCATTGGATCGTGTTAATGTACGTCGCTTGTTAATTGCTGCTAAGAAGTTTGTTGCTTCAACTAGCAAATATTTGTTATTTGAACAAAATACAGCGGCTACTAGAAATAGATTCTTAAGTATTGTTAATCCATACTTCGATAATGTTCAACAACGCCAAGGCTTGTATGCATTTAAAGTTGTAATGGACGAAAAATTAAATACTCCAGAAGTAATTGACCGTAATGAATTACGTGGAGCTATTTATTTACAACCGGCAAAAACTGCAGAATTTATTATTATTGACTTTAACATCCTACCGACTGGCGCTGCTTTCCCAGAATAGTCGTAATGGATAAAAATAAACAAGGAGAAAACTAATGGCAGAAAAAAATTGTTTCGCCCGGTGTATTTACTAATGAGATTGATCAGTCCGCTTTACCTGCTGGTATTGCCAGTATCGGAGCTGCTGTTATCGGTCCAACACACCGCGGGCCTGCAAATATTC